TCGGCACCGATCAAAATCCCAGATTGCTGGGAGGATCCTGATTCAGGTGCTGTGATCTGGTCAGACCCAGATCGAAACAGAGAAGAACGCGAGAACCTGCTCTTCGCAGTTGAGCACGACTCCACTAGGGAGCGCGTGCTTGATCTGTGTGGGAAGTCAATCTTGTTCTGGGTCAACTACTTCGCCTGGACGTACAACGTCAAGACTGTGGATGAGAACGGGAATGAGATACCTGCCAAAGAGCAGCATGTTCCGTTCATTACTTGGCCTGTGCAGAACGACGCATTCCGTGAACTGATCTCGTCAATCCAAGAGGGCCGAGATGTTCTCATCGACAAATCAAGAGACATGGGTGCGTCTTGGATCTGCATCACCACCGCTGTATGGCAGTGGCTGTTCCGGCCTGGGTCACAAATCCTACTCACGTCTCGTGTTGAAGACCTCGTCGACCGAACGGGTGACCCCGACACTTTGTTCTGGAAGATTGACTACATCATCCAGAACCTTCCCCCCAGCATGCTCCCAGCCAAATACGAAGAGATGCAGCGGGGAGGCAAGCACAGAAGCCACATGCAACTTGTCAACCCAAAGACATCAAGCACTATTGCCGGCCAAGCCACGACGGAGCATATCGGTCGTGGTGGACGACGTACTTTCGTATTGTTTGATGAGATGGCTTCAATGCAAAACGGCCGTGCTGCTTGGCAATCTGCTGCTGATACTTCTTCCTGCAGGATTGCAAATTCTACCCCTCTTGGTGCTGGTACTGAGTTTACACGCCTTTGGGAACGTGGAATCAAGCACAACACCCCTAAGATTGTGACCCTGGGATACTGGGACCACCCAGACAAGGGGCGTGGTCGTGTGTGGGTCAAAGATGAAGACGGAGATATGACCGGAACCGCTGGTCGTTGGTTCTGGAATACGCCTTGGTTTGAGAGGCAGGTCACTCGCCGAGGTGATGTTTCGGATATTGGCCAGAACATTCTGATTGATCACACGACATCAGGTGACTTGTTCTTCTCTGCATCAGCGGTTTCTCGTCACATACAGAACCATTCAAAGAAGCCAGTTCGTTGTGAGATAAACAATGGTCGGTTTGTAGAGGCTGATGCTGGGCGTTGGTATGTGTGGGATATTCCTGAAGCAGACAACTATGTGATGTTTGCGGATATCTCGTCGGGCAAGGGGTCGAGTAACTCCGCAATTGCTGCAATGAGCATTGGTGATGGAAGCATTGTCGCCGAGTTTGTAGACCCATTCATTTCTCCGCATGACTTGGCGGAAGAGGCGGCCCTCGCAGGAAAGACTGTGTTCTCTGGTTCCGAATCTGCATTTATTGGTTGGGAAGTCAACGGACCAGGAGAGGCTTTCTATGAGGACATGCGTCGTCAGGACTACCTGAACGTGTACTACCAGAGGACTTTGGGTCAGAAAACTGACCGTGCGTCCAGAAGGTACGGATGGAGAAGTGACCGGAGGAGCAAGAGAATCTTCCTGTCTGCGCTTTCCCGTGCTTTGATGCGGAATGAAATTACGATCTACTCAGAGGTCGGTCTCAAGGAAATGCTTGAGTACGTCTTCTTTGAGGATGGAAGCATTGGTCCTGGAACCATGCGAGATGAGCGTACTGGGGCCCGTGAATCTCACGGCGACCGAGTGATCGCCTATGCGGGATGCGTATTCCTTCGTAATGAAGCACCCCACTTTGATGTCGTGGTTCCCAAATATGTACGTGGAACAATGGGCGATGTCTTGAACCATGCTGAAGTTTGGGAGTCTATTGATGGATGATTTCGCCAGAGAAGAACTTGCCGATTTGGCTGAGGACGTAATCACTGTTATGAACTCTGGGGATATCTCCGGTTGGCTTTATGTGCAAGAAGACAACCTTGTCGGTCCTCCCTTTGCGATTCTTGTCGCACAGACCCCCTCAGAACTTATTGAAATGGTTGTTACTTTGTTTGACGAGATGGACGCAGTTTCTGAAAGGTAATCAAAGTGGCAAAGCCAGCAAAAGGAAAAGCAAAAGTCAAGGTTGTCAGAAATCCAAAGACGGGTCGTACTCGAAAGGTGAGTTACGGTCAGGCTGGGAAAGCCAAGGGTGGGGGAGCCAGGGTTAAACCCGGCACGAGTAAAGGCGATGCGTATTGCGCCAGAAGTGCCGGCCAGATGAGGAAGTCGCCCAAGGCAGCCAAAGACCCCAATAGCCCTCTCCGGCTATCTCGCAAGCGTTGGAAATGTTCTGGAACTAAGTCGAGGAAGAAGTAATGGCAAAAGCAAAAAGAGGTTTGTACGCCAACATCCACGCAAAACGAAAGCGTATTAAGGGTGGATCTGGCGAGAAGATGAGGAAGCCTGGGAGCAAAGGTGCTCCTACTGCGGCAGCGTTTAAGAAATCAGCCAAAACGGCTAAGAAAACAAAAAGGAAATAGTCATGCCTATGGGTCCCGGTACTTACGGATCAAAGCGCGGTCGTCCTCCTAAGAAGAAGGGCAAGAAGGCTGCAACTAAGAAGTCAACAACAATGATGATGAAGAAGAAGGCCAAGAAGAAGCGATAATCATGCTCGATGTTTCCCCGTCCAATTTGTATTCAGAAATCCAGGCTGCAGAACGCTTCCGTGATTCTCACCTGGAGCACTATCGTGACGTTATCAGCGAATACGTTGGACCTGCTGGGCCGAATGGCGATCGCGGGGAAACGGCTCCTGATAACCATGTCTATGAGTATCTATCCCTGACGATCCCTCGCATTGTCCATGACAACCCAAGGGTCGAAGCACGCACCAAGAGACCTATGTCTCAGGCCCAGTCTGCTTCGGCTCTTGAGCATGGAATCAACAGGTGGATACGTGACACTGATTTGCGCGGAACGCTTATTCGTGTTGCTTACGACATGCTCATCTCGTTTGGTGCAACGATTACCACTCAGGAGCCGGCCCGCACATATGACCCTCAAGCCAACTTGAGGTCATATTGGCCGCAGTGTTACAGGATCCCACCCAAGAGACTTATTGTCGACCCCCTTGCCATGTCCTTTGACCAGGCGAGGTATGTCGGTCATATGTGGGTCCGTGACAAAGAAGACCTTATGGAGGACGCTAGAAACTCCGAGGGTTGGAATGTCGATGTCATTGAGAAACTTGCCTCTGATGTAGGTACTGATGATTACTATGACTATCACGAAGGGCGAGATGTTCCGTCTAGGAACGAAGTCGTTTGTTACGACATCTGGGTTCCTGAAGTGGAGTTGGATAATTCTCCTGGTGTTGCAAATGGTTTCCATGGGACTATCTACACCATCACCATCGGGCAGACTGGTGGAGAAAGCGATCCCGGCAAGGTTGATTTCATTAGGGAGCCTCGGCCTTACTATGGGCCGAAGACAGGACCGTACACTTTTTACGGAGCCTATTATGTTCCGGACTCCGCGTATCCATTGTCGCCGATCATGGCGAGCATTGGGCAAGCGGATGAGTTGAACGCACACGTTCGTTCTGCCGCACGTTCTGCAGCCCAATACAAAAGACTCATCCTTGTTGACTCAAAGTCAAAGAAGTTGATGCAGGATGTCAAGTCTCAGCCGGACAACTTTGTTGTTCCAGTTGAGGGCCTTGATCGGGATCGTGTGATTCCGATTGAACTTGGCGGCATAACCAACCAGCAGGTCAACTACATCCAGATGGCACGAGAGCGTTTGGACCGCAACAGCGGAATCCATGACGTTATGCGTGGAAACATCAGTGGTAGTGCAACTGCAACAGAAGTTTCAACCGCCGATGCAAGTTCATCCATCAGGGTTGACTACATCAAACGACAGTTTGTCCGTGCCGCAGAGCAGATGATTTATCGTGCCGGCTGGTATCTCTGGAATGATGACCGAGTGTTCTTCCCGCTTGGCGCCGATACGGCCCAGCAGATTGGAATGGGTGAGCCATACTTCCAGGGCGGAGGCCAGCCCCCCGCATCGTACGACGACATTGAAATTGAAGTTGATGTCTATTCAATGGAACGGACCAACGAAGTTCTTCAGCAGAGGCGAGCACTTGAAGCACTGCAGGTCGTATCCAATGTTGCCGGTGCTATGCCCCAAGCCCCATATGTAAACTGGGAGGCTTTGCTTAAGCAGGTTGGCGATTCGATGAACATGCCGGGTATGGCTTCGCTCATTGACAGGAACGCTCTGATGCAAATGCAACAGCAGGCAATGATGCAACAGCAGGCTGAGATAAACTCCCAGCAAGCAGATGCTCAGGGTGCTGCTCAAGGTGGAGAAATCGGACCGGAAGATTTCTCTGGTGCTGTCTAAGGAATAACAATGCCCATTTATGAATTTGTCAATGTTGATACAGGCGATAAGAAAGACATCTTCTTTCATTCATCTGATGCCCCTAGTATTGGGGAAGAGGTGTGCCAGGACGGCCAGTCGTATAAGCGAATTCCATCCTTCCACCTTGATCACGCTGGCATTGCTAGGAAGACGCACAAGTATCCGTATGTAAGCAAGTCATTGCCACGGAACTTGAGTGGGTGTGAGTTGAACTCGCACGGGCAGCCAATTATCAAATCACAGGCTCACGAGCGAAACGTCGCTGCTGAGCACGACATGGCGAAGGACTAGGGACCGCAAAGGCGAGAACCCCAAAGGAGTACGTTATGGCAGAAGAAATGAACAACGAGATGTCGGACACCACACCGGTGAACCCGGCCGAGATGATTGAAAACGAAATGTCATCGCCAGTATCTGAAGGCGTTAGCCGGGATAACGATAGTAGCGATGATGCCATCCTTGAACGCCTTATGGGCGATGAGGAAACTTCAGAAGACGAATTTGAAATGTCGTCCTCCACTGAAAATCAATCAGAAGAAACTCAGGAAGAGACTTCTGAAGACCAGGATGATTCGGAAGAAGACACTGAAACACACAGTGAACCTAATTCCGAGGAGTACGAAAAAGCCGTCGCCGCCCTGCGTAGGGACGGAGTACCGGATTCAGCCCTTGAGAACATGAGTGACGATGAGATCCTTGCATGGGGATCCAAGCGTGCAAAGGTTCAGGCTGATGTTGATGGTTACGGCGCAAAGGTCAAGGAACTTGAAGATAAGTTGAATGCGGTCAGTGAATCTGACGATTCCGCGGCTGACTCGGAGGGTGAGAGCACAGATCAGGCTCAATCCCAACCCGAAAAGGTTACGGAACTGAACCAGTATTCAGAACGTATTTCAGAAATCTTTGGTGACGAGGCCGCGGAGGCAGTTATGTCTCCTATACGTGATCTTATTGAGCAGACCAAAGCAATCCTTGAAGATCAACGGCAAGCAATTGTCGAGGTTCAAATGGAAAGCCAGGCTCGAATGCTTAATGAATCTCGTACACGGTTGAGGGAACGGTTCCCGAAACTGGCAAATGAAAGTGATTACGAAACTGTCCTCCAGGGAATGCAGAAACTATCTGCTGTTGGGGAGTATGAAAACCTCGACGACCTGATGATTGATTCGTATCGGGTTCAGTTTGCGAAACTAGCGGAGCAGGAGTCAAAGAAGGCTGAAGTAGACCGTATGAAAAATGGCGGCCAGCCCACGACTCAATCACAATCCAAGACCCCCCCTCGAAGCATGAGTGGAGAAGACCGTGAAGACGCGGCCCTCGACGCTCTCCTGTCGGGCGAGGGTTACAACGGAGCGGTCTCCGCTTATAAAGGCTAATTCCGGGACTAATGTCCCGAGAAGGAGTATGACTCATGGCAGGCACAGCGCTCGCCAATTTCAACGACTTTATGAGGGTAACGGGCCCCCGTTACCTGACGTCGGCTGAAGAGGTCATCAACGAAGCCGTCAAGAACACGTACATCCTCGGACGCTTCCTCAAGGGGAAGGGAATGGATGTCGCTATTCAGGGCGGCAAGACGATCAATGACTCCATCATGTTTGATGAGTCGTCGACGTATGACCACTACAAGCCGAACGCCACGTTCTCATGGAGCAATCCGCAGGTCATCACTGACCTTGAGATCAACTGGCGTTTCTCCGTCGATCACATGACGTGGACGGACCAGGAAGTCGAACTCAATATGTCCGAAGGACTTTCCCGTGACGCTCAGAAGGGTGCTTACAAGCGCCTGAAGCGTATCAAGGAAATGCGTCTTTGGACCTCGTTCCTCAACGGCATGGAAGCAGACCTCTGGGCAGCACCCAACGGTGCTGAAATGGAAACTGCTACGGGCTCGAAGCCTTACAGCATTCCTGCCTTCATCTCCGAAAACACTTCTGAGTACCACGGCTTCGGCGCTGGTTTCAATCTTATGAGTGTTGACGGTGCATCTGAATCTAAGTGGCGTAACCAGATTGTCACCTATGACGCTGGCGACCCCGATGATTCTGATGGCGACCAGGACGGTCTCCTCGATGCGTTTGATGAAATGTTCCTGAAGGTCAAGTTTACTCCCCCCGCTACCAAGCAGGAGTATTTTGAGAAGGACGTTCTCAACCGTCAGTTCATCTGCTGTTCCCGTACCGGCCTCAATCTCTACAAGAGAATGCTCCGTGACGCGAACGACACGCTGGTGAACAAGCAGGATCCTGCGTACAACATGCCCCAGTACAGCGGCATCGACCTCGTATACGTTGCCAGCCTGGACGACGCCTCCATCTACGGAAGCGCCGCTAACCAGACTGAAAGCGCTGCGGGCGGATCCCGTTTCTGGTGGATCAACGGCAACTACATGAC